TAGATTCGTGGCGTGGCGTTAGACCCGTCATACATTATTCAGTATCACGTGAGGATCTACTCATAGGTCATGATGCTGACACACTACCTAACATGGAGGAACTACTTGAACAAGGATTTAAGAAAGCTAAATTACGTGCTCATAGTGACTTTATGTGGAATCGGGCTGTTAACGATTGGGCTTTGTCTTTTCGTGACACCGCAGATATAATGGTAGAATCTAAGGCTAAGAACTTGGCCAGCTCAGCATTATTAGAAGCCGCATAATATCAGCTAAATATTAGCATGATAATAATGGAAGTTACAGAAAAAGAACAAGAGTTATCTCTTGAGAAGTTACCTTATAAAATAGGCGACCTGTCTCCAGTGTTATCTAAAGACAATGTAGACTATCATTACAATGTCCTGTCAAAAGGATATGTTGATAGATACAATGCAGGTGAAGGCGATCCTGATTTCAATTACGGTGGTGCTAAACTACATAATTTATGGTGGACTCAATTGATGAAACCAGCAGGATCAAATACACCCTCAGGTTCAATTTTAGAACTTATCAAAGACAAATACAGTGATTATAAGAAGTTCCAAGAAGAGCTTGTGAAAACAGCTATGGGCATTCAAGGATCTGGTTGGGTATACCTTTCTAAGAAAGGCGAACTTAAGACTACACCTAATCAATCATTTAAGAAAGATATATTAATGCCAATAGATATGTGGGAACATTCTTTTTCAGACTACACCACACAAGGTAAGGAATGTAAAAAGAAATATCTCACAAGTGTTATGAAAATAATCAATTGGGAAGTTATTAACAATAGATTACAATCAATATAAGGAGAAAATTATGATCAATCCAATCGACTGGATTAAAACCAGATTAGACGAAAGAACATCATGGGATGGCGCTATGCTTATCTTAATTGGTGTTATTATCTTAATCGCAGGACCATTAGCCAAATTGGCGGCTTGGGTAGCTATAGGTTATGGTGCTTGGACTCTTTGGAAAAGAGAGAAATAATCCAACTTCAATATCAGATACGGTTGTTATAGTTTACTAATATCGATCGTATCTGAATCTATTCTTAAATTTAATTTCTTGCGTTGTTCAACGCCTTTTTTCTGTGCAAATCTTTTAGGATCGCATTTTGGACAAACATGGCTATATTCATCTGATAGTCTTTTAGGGTCTACTTTACCCTTATCACGAATAAATTCTTCTGCACAATCATCGCATTTAAAGATAACCAACGTTTTTTTACGTTTGTATGTATGGTGTTGACCCTTCTTACCTTTGCGTAAAAAGTATTGTATCTTGCGTTCAGTTCTTAAAAACATAACAGTAATATTTATAAGATTACATTCGGATTGTAGAGCAATGGATAAATAATAGAAAGAGAGATGCTATGTCAATTGTAAATCTAACAGAAGAAGCGAAACAACATATGGCTACAATGCTTAAACAACACGATAAACCTGCTATAAGACTAGGTTTAAAGGGTGGCGGCTGTGCTGGATTCAAATATGAGTGGAGTATGGAAGATGATATCAAGGCAGATGATGAGCAGATCAAGATAGAAAACGGTTTATTTGTTGTAGACCCTGCAAGTGTTATGTACTTGTTAGGCACTACAATAGATTATAAAAAGGAAATATTTGGATCATATTTCGATATAAAAAGCCCTAATGCAACATCAAGTTGCGGGTGTGGTGAATCAGTAGGATTTTAAAGAATGGCAAAACAAATAATCAATATTGGTGTAGAAGGTAACGACGGAACTGGTGATAGTATTAGAGAGTCGTTTCGTAAAGCTAATGAAAACTTTACAGAACTATACGCAGTATTTGGACAAGGCGGTTCAATATCATTTAGATCATTAAGTGATGTTCCTGATACACTAACAGCCAATACAGTTCCTCAAGTTAATGCGGCGGGTGATGCTCTTGAGATGAAGTCATTACTTGGTGGTACGGGTATTACTGTAACACAAAGTTCAAGTGCAATTACAATTACAAACAGTGGATCAGTAGTAAGCACAGATGGTACACCAAGTTTAGGTGGCCCACTTAACGCGGCCAACCAAGGTGTTGCTAACGTAAACATTTCACAAGCGGCCATCAATGCAATGAACTCTGCACATGGTACAAGTTTCACAGTAGATGACCTTGTTATTACAAAAGGTTATGCAGATGCAAGATACTTAACTTCAACAGGATCTCCAGGAGCGGCAGGTCAAATTAGAGTTAGAAGTGAACCTGCAGATGCAACAGGTTACACATTTACTATTGCAAGTTATAACAACGGTAACATTATAACTTCAACAAATCACGGATTTACAACTACTTCAAATGGTATTGCATACAAATACAAATCAACAGGTACAGATGCAACTAACCTTACAGAAGGAACAATTTACTATCTAAGATATGTTAGTAATACAGAACTATCAATTCATGCTACAAAATCAGAAGCACAAAACAACGATGATGGAACTAGAACAAGAATAGTAGCTTCAGGAGGATCTGGCACACAAACAATGACAGATGCCGACTACGATGCTACGTTGGCAGGTTATTGGATTACATCAGAAGCATTACCTAGACAATCAGTAACAAGACGTCAAGGTGATACAATGACAGGTCCATTGTACTTGAGTGATCATCCAGGATCATTTGCAGGTGCAGGACAACCAAACGGAATTACAGATAGACAAGCGGCTACAAAATACTATGTAGACAATTCAGCTTATGCTTCTAAAACAAACTTATATGTTAGTGCAGGCGGTGGCGATGATACAATGGCTAACGTGCCTGTTGGAAGTGAAGGTAGAGCTTGGAACTATGCTTACAAATCAGTAGCGGCCGCGGCGGCTAAAGCAGAAGAGATTATTAAAACTTCTCCATTAACAGTAGGTCCATACCAACAGGACATTACGTATAACAGTGGTGCAAGTAAATCACAAGTAGCAACTAGTGGTGTTACAAGTTCAAGTGGTTACGAAGAAGTAAAAGTTTTAACTGATGCTAACTTAAGATTTATTAGAGAAGAAACTATTAGTTACTTGAACGTAACTTATCCTAACTACTTGTTTGATAGAAGCCAATGTAGAAATGACTTAACAAAGATTGCAAATGGTATTGTATTAGATATACTAGATGGTACAACTGCAAACTATCACAGTAGAAACGCAGGACTAAGATATTACAGTTCAGCAAGTGGACAGATTGCTAGACAATCGCAAAGAACAGAAACACTTGCGGCAATTACGTTTGCCAAGGCTCTACACGCAAAAGTAATTACAAACACAACTGAAACAACTTTATACCAAGGTAAATTTGCAGTTAGAACAATTGGTTTAGGTGCAAACACTTTAAGTATTAATGCAGGTAGCAATGAATATGCTCACACTTATGTAAGTGGTGGTACAGTAACATTTGATGGTGTTACACATAACGTTACAGGTGCAACATATGATCATTTAAATGGTATCATTACAATTACAACTGCTACACCACACGGTGCAGTAGCAAGTGACATTATCACAGTAGCAAACATAACTTGGAACTGTTCATTAGGTAATAAAGTATATCCAGATATATCAACACAAACAATTGACAATGCACAGGTTGTTGACCTTGTAGGACAGACAGCAGTAGCGGCCAAGTGGGATATTGTTTCAACAATTATTACAGGTCCAACTATTGCAAGTGCTCCACAACTTGTTGAAGGTAGCACATGGTCAATTACAATTTCAAATGGTAGCATAGGTTACGTTGATCAAAACATATCTAGCAACCAAGACTTAATTCCAGGTAAGATTGTTATAGGTAAAACATCTGGAGCAGTTGGTAGACTTGTTAGCATCACAGCAGGTGCAACACACGACACATTAGAATTAGAATTATTAGAACCAATTACATACACAGTTGGTGAAGAACTAAAATACGGTAACAAAGAATCCGTTAAGAATATTACAATACACGTTGAGTCAGGAACATACAACGAGCAGTTTCCAATTAGAGTTGCAAACGGTGTATCAATCAAAGGTGATGAATTTAGACGTGTTATCATTCAACCAGTTGATGGAGTATCAACTTCAATTTGGCGTAACCAGTTCTTTTACAGAGAACCAACATTTGATGGCATTGATTTAAAAACATCTGCTAATCCTTACGCATACACATTAATAAGTGCTAACAAGGAATACGTTAAAGATGAAACCATTGCATGGATTGAACAACAGGTGGCCGGTAATGCAGGTATATGGGCAGGCTTTACATATGATAAAAAGAAATGTGAAAGAGATACAGGAATAATTTTAGATGGTATCTTATATGATCTTAAATGGGGTGGTAACGAAAAGACCTATGACAATGCAGGCAAATATTATGTTGGTGCGGTTTCACAGGTTGGTGGACAGGAACAACAAACTGCCGCGGCGTTGGCACAAACAAGTTTAATTGTTAGAAACTTTATCTTAACAAACACATCTTATAGTTCTTTACAAAGTGTTACAACACAAACTACAAATAGTAATAACGGTGAAGCGGCCGCTATTACAAAAGTAAACACACTAATGACATTGATTGGAAATGTTATTACAGGTGGTTTAACACAATTAGGATCATTAGAGTCAAGCAGTTATGGTTATCATTATCTAACTGATCATACAAACGCATCAAGCACAGCTAAGAATAACAAAGACATGGACGTCTTCTTAATGGGCGATGCAACTATTTTAAGAAACATCAGTGTTAAAGGACATGGCGGATTTATGATGGTACTTGATCCTGAAGGATCAGTATTAACCAAATCACCATACGCACAAACTTGTACAAGTTTCACACAAAGCATTAACAAGAAACGTTTTGCAGGTGGTATGTTCATTGATGGTTTCGTAGGAAATTTAAGAACAGTAATCAACAGTACAAATAGTGCATATAGCATTAACGTACAAAGTTTAACAGGTGAAGGTTTAAGAATTAAGAAACCTCAAGTACCTTGTCCGTTCTATGTTGACGGTGTAAGATATCAAGTTAATGCTGTTACAAATTACGATCAAGCAAACGGAAGTGCTACACTATTATTAGATCCAACATCAGGTGCTGGTGCTGGATATGTAGGACCTACTCCATTAACAATTACATTACAGACTGCTGGTAACAGAAGTATGTTAGCTAATGACTTTACACAGGTTAACGACTTAGGTTATGGAACAGTTGCAATTAACACAGCTTTATCAGAGCTTGTATCACAGTTTACATATTACAACGAAGTGGCCTACTATGCAGGCACAGGTGCTGAGATTAGATCACTTAACGGTTCCAATGCTTATGGTAGCTATGGATTAGTATCGTCAGGAAGTGATCCAAACGAGATAGCAGACATTATTACCTTGAACGATAACATGGCTCAAACTTGTAAGGTGTTTGACGATGGTGGTGCAACATTTGATCACCCTGTGGATCAGTTATTCATATTTGTTTATGACTTAGAATATGTTCCAAATTCAGGATCAGAAGTAGAAATAGATCACGGTGGCGTACTTGGTACAACTAGATATGAAGTTTCAACTGTACAATCAGTAACGCAACCTGGTTCACCTCCAACAGGAGCAAGAAGCAATACAGTTTACAAATTAAACTTGGCAACCAGTGGTGCTAATACTACAAGTTCAACAGGACTTAAAGCGGCATTAAGTAATGGTCAGAAGTTGATGGTTAGATCAAGTACACAATTTGAATTTTCAAGTGTACAAGCAACTACAACTAGACCAAGTTCAGCTTTAATATTTGACGAATCAGAAACAGTTTATAGAACACTTGCATTTAACAGCACAGACTCATTAGGTAATGCTTTAGCATCAGGTGAAAGACAGATTAGATTTGATAGTCCATATGATTATATCAAACTAGTTATTGATAATACAAACGCCGCACTAACAACCTTTGCTGGTGCAGGTGGTACTACAATGGGTAACACAGCAGGTGACGATGTTATCGCTGTGGTAACAATTACATCACAAGATCAAATAGATAGATTAAACTCAGGAGACATGATATTTGTTTGGGACGGTAAGACACACAAGATTACAGGTTACACACAAAGATCTGGCTTTGGTACTATTGCAATCACAGACGTTGCTGGTAAAGAAATTAACACTTCAAGTTTAGTAACAGGTATCCATAGCACACTTGTTAACACACAATCGGTTGTAACATTAAGAGCTGGTTTGGCAAGTGGTGAAGGTGGTAACATTACAGTTAACATTTCAACTTGTAGAGCAACAGGACATGATTTCTTAGACATAGGTACAGGAGGATTTAATACTTCTAACTATCCAAACTCAACGTTTGGTGCACCGACACAAACAAAAGACCAAGACAAAGAAACTGACGAAAGAGATAAAGGTAGAGTGTTCTGGGTCAGTACAGACCAAGATGGATTCTTTAGAGTTGGTAAGTTCTTTACAGTTGACCAAGGTACAGGAACGGTTACGTTCTCAGCAAGTATTGCCTTAAGTAACTTAGATGGTATTGGATTTAAACGTGGTGTTGTTGTTGGCGAATTCAGTGCTGATGATACTATGTTTGATAATGCCACTGACGCGGCTCCGACAGAGTCAGCAGTAAGAGGTTACGTTAACAAGAGATTAGGTTTCGACCATGCCGGAAATGCTCTTTCAACTGGAGCAATAGGACCAGGAGCAATAGCAAGAGACGGTACAACATCAGCAACTGGTGACATACCATTAGGTGGTAACAAGATTACTAACCTAAGTGATCCTGTTAGTGGAAGTGATGCGGCAACTAAATCATATGTTGATAGCTTAATCCAAGCTGGTGATACTATTCCAGAAAACATTGATGTTGAAACTAAAAATATTGCAGGTCAACAGCTATTCCTTACAACTGGTAAGTTTAGAATGTTTACTGCCGTTGCAACAGGTGGTAACTTCATAGCAGGTCAAAGTATCTTAGGAAGTAACACAAGTGCAACAGGAACGATAGTAGAAGTTCAAAACGTTACACGTAATGGTGTAGCTGAAAACTTATTGATCTTTACAGCAAACACAGGTACATTTAATTTAACAGATGTAGTTTCTGCACAAAGTGGAACAATTACTGCACAGGCTAAAACACTTCCTACAATGGAATATGCAAACGCAGTTGAACACGCAGATTCAGATATTAATGTTGTAGTTGAAAGAACAGCAAGTAACATAACAGCAGAATTACAACTTGCACCAGATAGCATTGTTAACGCAGACGTTAATACAAATGCCGCGATTGCACAAAGTAAATTAAACTTAAATGCGGCAACTACAAGAGCTAACGCAACAGGAATTACACAGAATGATTTAGGTGTTGTAAGTTTAGATAGCGATATGTTTACAACAACTAACGGTTGGGCAACTATCCAACATGGTGCATTAAACTATAGAAAATTAATTAACATAGCAGACGGAACTGTACTAGGTAGAGCCGCAGGTGATTCTAGTTCAGGTGATGTTGCTGAAGTTCCATTTGCAACTATTATTGCAGAAGGTGGCGGTGTTATTGAAACGGTTTCAACAACAGGTGCCGCGAATGCTCTAGTTAAAACAGACGGAACAGGTAACGCAACTGTACAAGGATTAAAAGTTGACAGTTATTTAATTATAGATACATCAGGAACAACAGTACAATTTACTACACCAGGTGGTGCTCAGTTTATGAGTTCAACTGGTACTACAACACCAACAGTAGATATTCCAGGAAGTGTTAACATTGGTAACACAGGAGTAACACAAGGTTCATTCCAAACTAACTCTGCATTGGCAGGTGAAAGTAGATTAGCAGTTGACTGGATACACAGTTCATTTATTGAAGCACCAGGCGAGCTTGATGCAAACTCAACAGGTATTGGTATTGGTGCTAACACAGGTTATAGTGCGGCAGGACAAATTTCGTTTGTGGCAGATGGAGCAAATGTAGGTATAGTTAAATCAACAGGTATTGAACCAAGTCTTGATAATACTTACACATTAGGATCTGCTACTAAGAAATGGAATACAATTTATGCAACAACATTCAGTGGTACTGCAACACAGGCTCAATATGCTGACTTGGCTGAGAACTATGTTGGAGATGCAACATATGAAGCAGGTACAGTAATTATATTTGGCGGTGACAAAGAAGTTACACAAAGCTCAATGCACAAGGACACAAGAGTAGCAGGAGTTGTTTCAGAACATCCAGCTTACTTAATGAATAGCACACAAGAAGGTGAACACGTTATTCCGGTAGCATTAACAGGTAGAGTAAAAGTTAAGGTAGCAGGAGTTATTCACAAAGGAGATATGTTAGTAACTTCAAGTGTACCAGGACACGCATCTAAAGGTATTGATCCAACAGTTGGTTCAGTGATTGGTAAAGCATTAGAAGATCATACAGAACCAGGACATGGCGTAATTGAAATGGTAGTAGGTAGAGTATAATGGCACAACAAAATATAAACATAGGTTCAAGTGCAAACAAAGGTGATGGTGATCCGATAAGAACCGCCTTTAGTAAAGCAGAGAACAACTTCACAGACTTATACACAAGATTAGTTGTTGTGGAAGGTCAGGTTGGTGTTTCGAACCAAGGTGGTGCTACAATACAACAAAGTATCATTGGAGATGTTATAGGTGCAGATTCAACTGTAATAGTTAACCATGCTACAAGCACAGTTACAGCACAAAACATCGTAGGAAATTTAAAAGGTTCAGTTGTAGGAGATGATTCAACAGTAATTATTGATGGTGTTAGTAATACTATTCCATACGCAGTATTGAGTGGTGCACCAACTATACCAACAAACAATAATCAGTTAACAAACGGTGCTGGTTACTTAACTGCTGAAACAATTACTTTAACAACATTAAAAACAGAGGTAGCGGCAAGTACAGATTTCGCTGACTTTAAAACAAGGATAGCGGCACTATAAATATGTTAGTAGGAAAACAAAATGGCAAATAGAATACCACTAGTAGTAGATACAACGGAAAATAAGATCAAAGAGTTACCAGTCGGTGATAATTTAGATCTTGGCGGATCTGGTCTTACTAACGTAGGAACAGTAAACGCAACAGACGTAAGAATTAACAACGTATCATTTAACAATCCGTTCAGTGGTGATTATAATGACTTGACTAACAAGCCAGTTATTCCAACAGTACCAAGTGCATTAAGTTCATTTGCAAATGATGTTGGTTACTTGTCAGCAGGTACTACAACGGATCAAGTTAACGAAGGTACAACTAATTTATATTTTTCAAATGCTAGAACAGATGCACGTATTAATAGTGCAAACTTACAAGCATTAAGTAACGTCACAAATCCTGCGGCAGGTGATGATGGTAAGGTATTATACTATGACCATGCTTCACAAACTTTCAAATACAGAGCAACAGTTACAGAAGCTGATACATTAGATACAGTTTTAGCCAGAGGGGCAACTTCGGCTAGAGATATATATCCAGGCAAGGTTTATTTTAAAAACGTATTTGCAACATTGGCAGAATTACCAAGTGCAACAGATTATCACGGTATGTTTGCACACGTACACGCAACAGGTAAAGCCTACTTTGCACACGCAGGTGCTTGGATACCACTAGCACAAGAAAGCGGTGGAACACTAATACAAGTAGCGGCAGATGATTCCACAGTAAGAACTGTAAGCTACGGTGAAACTATTAAATTTGCAGGTGGCGGTGGTATTACAACTGCTTCTGATGTTGAAGGTAATATCATTATTACTGCTTCACTAAACTTAGGTGATATTAATGATGTAACCACAACAGGTGCTAACAACGGACAAGCTCTTGTTTGGAACAATGCACAGAGCAGATGGGAACCAGGTACGGTTGCTAGTTCAATTAATGAAATAGGTGACTTATCAGATGTTGACGTTACAACGGTTGCTCCACAAAATGATTATGCGTTAAGTTGGGTAGCAAGTGTTAATAAATGGAGACCTCGTGCATTAAACAATATTGACGCGGCAACTATAACAGTAACAACTGATAATAGTGCGGCAACACAATATCCAATGTTTGTAGGTTCCAATGGTGGCGGTGGTCAAACTGCTAGAACAGATGCGAACTTTAATTACAATCCAAACACTAATACACTTGGAGTAAATGTAATTAATGCATCAACAGTTGGTACAACAGACTTAAACGTTAGTGGAACATTAGACAACGGAACAAACGAAATTACAGTTGGCACACACTTCAAGATGGCAAGTGCCGCAGAAACTAGATACTATGCAGGTGACAACGGAAACTATACTGCCGTTAGAGCACCAGCAACATTATCAGGCAACACAACATTTATTTTACCAGATGGTGATGGTAGTGCAGATCAAGTATTAAAAACAAATGGTGCAGGAGTACTAGCTTGGGTTGATCAAACAGGCGGTGGCGGTGGATCACAAAACTTATTCAGCACGATAGCAGTAGCAGGACAAACAAACGTTGTAGCAGATTCAACAACAGATACATTAACACTGGCGGCTGGTACAAACATTACTATTACTACTGATACATCAACAGATACAATTACAATTAATTCATCAGGTGGCGGTGGAGCAGGTAACCCAGGTGGTTCTGATACACAGGTACAATTCAATGATGGTGGTAGCACATTTGGTGGTGACGCAGGATTAGTTTACAATAAGACAACTGATACACTAACAGGTGTAAACATATCCGCAACAACTATAAGTGCAACAACAGTAACAGCAGATACACTTCAAACATCAGGGACTGGTATACCAACATTTACAAGTGCAAGTAACATTATATTTGATGCCGCGAATGCCGTTGTATTACAGAGAACTCCTTTAAGATTAGGAAGTTTTGATCAAGATGGATTAAATGCTTTAGTACCACAAAAAGGTGATATGGTATTTGATCAAAATGCAAGTGATGTTGTATTCTACAATGGTAGTGCTTGGACAAGCACAGGTGGAACATTTGGCTTTAGTGTAGGTGCAGATGATTCTACAATGAGAACAATTAGTTCCGGTGAAACATTTAAGATTGGCGGTGGTACAGGTATTACAACTTCAAGTGATACAGAAGGTAACATTACTATTACACGTGGTAATATGGATCTTGATGATCTAGCTGATGTAACACTAACAAGCATACAATCAAATCAATATTTGAAATGGAATGGTAGTGCTTGGGTAAATGACACAATAGCCGCAGGAATTACAATAAGTTCACCAAACGCAGGTGACATGGTTTACTACAATGGTAGTGCTTGGGCGGCGACACAAGGTCCAGTTTACTACTACACGGTAACATCAAACGGTTCAAGTGCATACAGATTTGCAGGACCAGGAGTTGATGCAACAGCTGATAATCCAAACTTTACATTGTACAAAGGTGCTACATATATTTTCAACAACACTACAGGATCAGGACATCCATTTGCAATTAGAACAGGCAGTGGTGGAAGTTCATTTACAGAAGGTGTTAGTGGATCAACAACAGGAACACAAGTATTTACAGTACCACATGAACCAAGTGATACGTCATTGGTATACCAGTGTACAATTCACGGGGGCATGGTAGGTAACTTAACAATAGTCTAGGAGTTACTATGTCAGAGAAACATTACGTCGTTTCATTAAAAAAGGGAGTAGATAAGGATCAGTTTTTAAATGAACTGACAACTTCTACATCTATAACTGATATTCCAGATAGAGCAGTTGATACTGTTAATACAAGACCAATCAGTAAACGTATGTTAGAGGTTGCTCTTACAGATGAAGAAGCCCAAAAATTATTAAAAGATGATAGGGTAGGTGGTGTAAACGAACCTTTGGTTTGGGACGATGAATGGCTAGACTACGAACAGAGTGGAACGTTCATTAGAAACAGTACATCTACTTCAAGAGATAATTGGGGTTTCAAAAGACACTCAGCAACAACAAATGAATGGGGTGCTAATGTTACAAGTGACATAGGCGGATCATATGATTATCATTTAGATGGTAGTGGTATTGATTACATACACCAAGAATCAAAATTTAGATACGATCATCAAGAATGGCAAGACAAAGATGGCAATAGTCGTTTACAACAGTTCCAATGGAATACACTTCCTAACTGTAGTTCAATAGCAACATTAGATTATAGCAGTTCATCAGGTTCAAACTATCATGCTACTCACTGTGCCGGAACGGCAGTTGGTAAAACATATGGTTGGGCCAAGAACGCAAACATATTTTGTTTGGATATGAATACTGTAAATTCAAGCTATTGGTTTGATGCTATCAAGGAATTTCATAAAGCTAAAGGTATTAATCCGTTAACAGGATTTAAAAGACCAACTGTGGTAAGTGCAAGTTGGGGATATAAGTCTTATTTTAACAACATAACAGATATTAACTTTAGAGGATCAAGTGTTGGAACTGTTAAAAGTTCTAACTACGGAATGATTGGAGATAGTTCAAATAGATTCAATGCACAGATTTATAACTTGATGGCAGAAGTAGAAGAAATGCAAGACGAGGGTGTACACTATCACAAGAGTGCAGGTAACCAAGCACAAAAATTATGTTACTCAGGTGATGTAGATTATAACAACTATATTACAAGAAGTGTAACTTCGGGAGGAATAGCGGCAGGTAATCCCATATACTATAATAGAGGTGCAGGTAATATAGGACCTTATACTATTGTATGTGGTAACTTAGATAGTGCATTGTATTCTAGTTCAGAAGCTTGTCAATCAGGAAGTGATAAAGGACCAAGGGTTGATGTTTATGCGGCAGGTACAAATATCGTAAGTGCATATAATACAAGCAGTTCAGCAATACTTAATTTAACAGGAACATCAATGAGTACTCCTAATGTAGCAGGAATGAGCTGTTTGGTATTACAATTAAATCCAGGATTTACTCCTGCACAGTTACGTAACTGGTGGCATACTAACAGTCTTAAAGGACAACTATATCAAGGTTCAACAGATGAAAGTACTCCAGCTACGTTCTTTAACAACAACAGAAATTTAATGAGTCCAGATGCAACATCAAACAGAATTGCTTATCTTGGTAACTTAAATAAAAGCAAAACGTTTAGTAAGAAAAAAGGTTTGGATACAACAGGTCCAACAGGATTTAAAATGAGTGGTAATAACTAATGGAAGAATTTAGAGTTATAACAAACAAGGGAATTGATGTAGCTGAAATAGATCAGTTATTACAAAAAGACACATCAGGTGATTCTAGTGTTGACTCTAATATCATTCCTGATAGAACCTGTGATGTTTCACACGCAAAAGCAACTAACAATAGAATTACTTGTTATATGCTTGAACCAGAAGAAGCAATTAAACTTAAAAACGATCCTAGAATTAAAGATGTAGAACCTTCAAGCACGGATCAAGCGGCGATGCCTTATGCAGTACAAAATGATCAATTCCAAAGAACAACTACAAATAACCAAGCTGATAAGAACTGGGGATTGTATAGACACTTGTTCAAAGATTGGCAAGCCGATCAAGCGGCAAGTAATACGTTCTCAGGAGATTACAATTACACACTAGATGGAACAGGTGTAGACATTGTTATACAAGATGACGGTGTTGATCCTACAGGACATCCTGAGTGGGAAGATTACAATGGTACTACAAGGTTTCAACAAATAGATTGGTATGCGGCATCAGGTGTATCTGGAACAATGCCTGCTAACCATTACACAAATATAACTGGAGATTCAAACAGAGCAGGTGCTCATGGTAGTCATTGCTGTGGTATTGCCGCAGGTAAGACATACGGTTGGGCCAAGAATGCACAATTATTTTCAGTAAGATTATTTGGTGGTTCGGCGGCTATGAATATGAATGACATTTATGATGTTATCAGAGAATGGCATTTAAGAAAACCGATTGATCCTAACACAGGATTTAGACGTCCTACTATTGTTAATCAAAGTTGGGGATACAGTTGGTATTACAGCAACAATGCTGGTGCACAATTACAATCAATTTATTTCAAAGGTGTAGATCAGAGTATTACACCAGCAAGTTTTTCAAGTGCATTCGTAAACTATGGAATGACTGGTACAAGACATCCTACACAAAATAGTTTTGGAGACACAGAACAAGAAATGCTAACTGATGCAGGTATTATCTGTGTTAAGGCGGCAGGTAACGGATATCATCCATGTGCGTATGGAGTGGCAGGATCAGGTGAATACGGAAGTGACATTTATAACAGCTATTACACAATTAACCAATACCATACAGGACAAGGTGTTGCCGCAGGACAACCTGTGTATTATAACAGGCCGAGCTCACCGCATAGCCCAGCAACAATATTTGTTGCAAACATGGACACGGATCAGTATGGTAGTGATGAAAAATTAAGACCTAACAGTGAACGTGGACCAAGAATGGATATTGGCGCTGGTGGTTCTACGATTTCTAGTGCAACTAGTCAAACAAGTATATACAGCTCTAAACAACTTTATCCAGGTAGTTCAACACACTACATGGCTAAGATTAGTGGAACTAGCATGGCGGCTCCACAGATAACAGGAATGGGTGCATTATGGTTACAAGCGAATCCAGGCGGAACTGCACAACAATTCAAAGACTTCTTAAAAAATAATGCTACTGCAACACTATATGACAGTGGTACAGCAGAAAGCTTCAGTTACAGCAACAGCTATCCACGTTTATACGGTGCTCCTAATAGGACAGCACATTGGCCTTACAGCAGTCCAAATCCTATTAGATTTAGAGGTACTAGCGGGAACGATCAATAGATAAATATAGTATAGGAAGAGAAAATGGCAGTACAAACAATTAACATAGGAACACTAGCAAACGACGGTACAGGTGATGATCTGCGTGAAGCGTTTATTAAGGTTAATCAAAACTTTGATGATCTAGATTTACGTTCTCCAGAGTCAACAACTGTTACTAATTTAGGCAATACTGGTGAAGGTGTGTTTGCACAGAAAGTCGGTTCTCAACTACAATTAAAGAAACTAGTTCAAGGTTCAAACATAACACTAACTAGTTCTACAACAGGAATTACAATAAATGCTACTGGTGGTTTACAACAATTAAACGTTGTTTCAGACACAGGTAGTATGCAACTAGCAGACGGTGGCACACTTAATATACTTGGTGGTGCAGGTGCTAGTACAAGTGTAAGCGGAAACGTATTAACAATAGCTTCACAGGCTGAAGTCAAATCAGATACTACACCAGAACTAGGTGGAAACCTAAATGCTGGTGGAAATGATATTTCAAACGTAAATACACTTACAGCAAGTAACTTCAGCGGTGCTTTAACTGGTAACGTAACAGGTTTAGTACATGGAGTTGATATTAGAAACATTGAACCTAACACAGCAGGGTTTGACTTTGGAAGTTTAAGTAATGATATCAGAGGCTTATCAGATTGGTTAATATACGAAACTGATATAGACTTTGGAGCAATACTAACACCAGATGCTAGAAGCTTTGATGCAGGGGTTTTAAGTTAAGGATAAAAAATGGCAACACTAACAATTACATCAAACGGTTTACCTAATCCGGCGGCATTTGGAAAGCCATTCGGACAAAATGCTTTTTCACCAAGTGCTAATGTTGTATCTGCACAAACATACAATTATTCATTTACATACAGAGGTGGTGAGAATACAAGTAATCCGCAGTTAGTAACTTCATTGGTTCCATTAGGTATCTTTAACAATGGTGTTGTTTTCTTTAGTCCAAGTGCAGGAGTTTCACAAGTACCTCCAGGACTAGATCCTACAGCAGATGCACCAGGTACAGGCTTTGAATATAATGCTGTACAATTTAGAACAAACTATGGTGGTGACGATGCAGGTGGATGGCCAGAAACAAATGGTCAATATCATTATATGTCAGGACAATTTTTAAACTTACCAACAGGGTCAAGTGAATCAACAGCAGGTTGGAGTACGTCAATGGTTACTAGTGCTTCGCCGGCCGCTACATATTACACAGGAAGTAACTTTAGTGGTGATCACTTTAGACACGCAGATGGACACAGTAAAATATTAGGATACTGTTTTGATGGTTATCCTATTTACGGACCTTATGGCTATTCAGACTACAATGATCCAGCTTCAACAGTAGTTAGAATGACAAGCTCATATCAGTACTATTCAACAGAACCAACAGGTAGAGGATACTTGTATGGTGCCAAAACAGCAGGTACGTTTATTAACGATCACGAGTATCAAATAGGTACAGGATTGTTAGACGAATACAATGGTAGATTTGAAAAAACTCCAGAGTATGTAAATGGCACATATTGTTATCACGTAACTGTAGACTCTAATTTACAGCCCGTATATCCATACATTGTTGGGCCTAGCACTAAACAACAAAGAGCAATTTAATAACCATCAATTCCGATAAATACTGTAAAGTTTAAGGATTTGATATGGCAGTACCACAGTGGACACAAAATTCAGGATATAAGTTAGCAACTCTACAAGAGAGAGTTACCACTTCTATTACGTTACCTATTGCTCCAGGTTCAGCTAGTGGCACAGGGTTTGACCCAAGTACTACAGAAATCAGCTTTCCTGCACAATCAAGAATATCAAATACAACAACTATTACGATTACAAAAACTTGGACACAAAACGGTCAGCAAGTAACATACACTTATCCTATTGCAATAAGAATACCAACTATTACTGCACTAAATGATAAACGTATTCCTGTGGCAATATTATTGCATGGTGCTGGTGGTAATGGTACTAACGAAATAGGTGCTTGGCAAAATTATCTAGGTGATCATATTCTTGTTGCTCCAACAGGTTATGACAATGGTTGGAATGTTGCACACGAAAATACAAAAGCACCAGACATAGAATTTTTACAAGATTTAATTACACAACTAAAACTTTTTAGTAACGTAGACAATACTAAAATTAGAATAATAGGTTTTAGTAATGGTGCCGCATTGGCAAATAGAGCATACGTACAAATTGATGACACAGCAGTAGATGTTATCTGTACAATAGCTACACAATTATTTGATCCTATGTTTAGAAATGATACGTTTTATATTCCATCTGGGCAGACAGGTATTACAACAGCAGAATACAATACTGCAAAGACTCCTTTACAAGGAAGAAAGTTTTTAAACATACATGGTACAGCAGATTCAGTTATTCCTTATGCAGGTGGATCTCATGCGTTTGGATATAGTTTCTTAGAAGCCCAAGATAGTGTATTTCAAATAGCAAAGTCACAAGGATACACAGGTGGTATTATTCCAGATGCAGGCGGAATATTTTATGGTGTAACTGGTGTATATTATTATTCATATCTAGCAGGTCAAGTTACACACTATAAAACACCAGCGGCACATGATGTTACTGATTACACGAAACAGATTGTTGGATTGTTTTTAAGTTATACACAGGAATCTGCACCAAACATATTTTTAGAACAAGGTTCTGTTACAGATATCAATTTAAACACAGACGTTATTACACTGATAAGTGGAGAACTTCCACCAGGTATGCGTTTGGTAGATAACAAAGTTGTAGGAACACCATTTGAAGTATCCAGAGACACAGAATATGAATTTGTTTTAAGGGCAAAAAACGATGATGGTGTTAGAGATAGAACACTTAAGATAGAAGTACAAGGACCTGATATTCCTGTTTGGACAACAGCAGAAGGTAAGTTACCATTAGGGCCTAATAATAGTTTTTATATATTAGATAGTAGTGTAGTAGATTTCCAACTCTCAGCCATAGATGCAGATTTACCAACAGGGCAAACTTTAGAATATTATATCGCAGATCAAGACGGTACGCTACCACCAGGAATAACGCTTACCACAGATGGTAAACTAGTTGGTATAGTAGATCCTATATTAGCATTAGATGATAGAGCTGGTAATGGATTTTACGACTCTGCACAATACGATTCTTATGCGTTTGATTTTGGTATGAGAAGTGCAAACGGTTTTGAAAGTTATTACTACGATACGCAAGGGTACGATTATGCCATTAAGACACAAAGTCCTAAAAAGCTAAACAGAACTTATGAATTTACTGTTAGTGTTAGTGATGGTGACACAATTACAAAAAGAAAGTTTCAAATATTTTTAGTAGGTGATGATTTCCTACGTGCAGATAATACTATAATGCAAATAGGCACAGGAATATTTACTGCGGATAATACGTTCATTAGAACACCTATGTGGTTAACTCCTGCAGACTTAGGTTACAAAAGAGCAAACAACTACGTAACTATTTTCTTAGATGTGTTTGATCCTAATGCACTTGTAGGAGAATTAAGATATGTACTAAAGAACACAAACCCAGATAACACAACAAGTACAATACCACCAGGTATGACATTAGATGTTACAACAGGTGAGATAGCTGGTCGTGTACCTTATATGCCTGCGGTTACTAAAGAATACAAATTTACAGTTTCAGCACAGAGATTTATAGATCAAAGTTTATATGCTGAAAAAGAAAAAACATTTACAGTAAGAGTATTAGGTGAAGTTGAAAGTACAATTACTTGGAATACTGCGGCGGCACTTGGTAGCATTAATGCAAACTTTATTAGTACGTTTTCTGTTAGTGCCACAACAACAGTAACTGACACAGCATTATTATATGATGTAACAGCAGGAACTTTACCACCAGGATTGGTACTTAACCATAACGGTGAAATAGTTGGTAAGGTAAGACAATTTGCTGAAGGAACCAATTTAGGATTAACAACTATTGATGCCAATGACTTTAGTTTGGACGGTGGTACAACAAGCATTGATAGAAAATTCAATTTCACTGTAAGGGCTAGAGATAGATTTGGATTTAGTGCAACTACTAGAGAATTTAATATTGTAGTAAGCGATCCAGACAACGTAACTTATAGTAACCTCTACGTAAAACCCCTTCTTAAAGCTACACAGAGGTCTGCATACAGCAACTTCATTGGTGACCCTAACGTGTTTACACCCGCATCAATTTATAGACCAAACGACCCAGGATTTGGTTTGCAAAAAGAAGTTAAGATGCTTGTATATTCTGGATTGGAAACAAAAGAGATTAGAAACTATATCGCGGCAACTAGATTGAACCATAAAAGAAAAAGATTTAAAATGGGTGAAATCAAAACAGCCGTTGCCAAAAAGTCAGGAACCAACACAACTATATATGAAGTAGTTTATGTTGAAGTAATTGATCCAAGTGATATAAACAGTGGTACGTTAAAAGTAAGAGCAAAGGATACTATTAGAAGTAATAAAAAAATTACTGTTGATAGTGTTGAATACGAAACTAGTGATGATGCATCTAAGGAAGGTGCAGGATTGGCGGTATTTACTATTGAAAACTCAATTGGTAGAAATGTAATTGTTAGGGCGTTCGGAAACGATCTATCTGTTCTAGCAAGAAACGGTGGTAGTATAGTTATTGACGCTAATGGTATTATTCAAGTAACTACTAGAACTGGTGCTGTTTTAACTGCTGGACAAATTGCAACTACTTCTAGTGATCCGTTCAGATTTAGACCAGATGGTACACCTGTCAAAGTATCAAGTACTGCGGTTAATGTTAGTGATCCAAATGATCAAAGTAGATTCATTAGTAACATTACAAATATGCGTGATAATTTAAGTAAAGTAGGTAATACAGAACAGAACTTCTTACCATTATGGATGTCAACTGCACAGACTAATTCAGTTGAAGAATTAGGCTATGTTACTGCTATTCCACTATGTTATTGTAAGCCAGGTACAAGTGCCCAAATACTGTTAAATATACAGAATAACGGGTTTGATTTCCGTCAATTAGACTTCGAAATTGACAGATATATCATAGATAATACAACAGGAAACAGCAACGAGCAGTATATTCCTTTCGGGAATTATAGCTTTAATGTTTAACGTGGATAAATATATACACTAGAGAGGAACAAAAATGGCAAGTAATATTAGTACTACAGGTGTTGACGCAACATTTCCTATAGCAGGTCAGGATAATGACTCGCAAGGATTTAGAAATAACTTCAACACTATTAAGAACAACTTTACAGCGGCTAAGAGTGAAATAGAAGCACTACAAACTGATACTGCAAAGTTAAATGCCGCAAACAACTTTCTAGGTAATGACGTTAGCGGTGCAAACTTAATAGCTAACACTGAAAAAGTATATCCAGGTGGAACTGTAACAAGTCCACAAAACGTATCATTTACAAATGGTAACTATCAAACATTTACTATTGGTAATTCAATTACACTTACATTTGCTGATTGGCCAACAAACAACAAAGTAGGTAAGATTAGACTAGTGTTGTTAGACACACTAGGTGACAGTACTGCAAGAACAGTAACTTGGGCAACATCAGGCGGTGGAACAATTAAATATGGTCCAGGCTTTCCAAGTCCTTGTGTAGTAAGTTCAAATGTCAACCCAATGGTATTAGACTTTTGGACTGCTGACGGTGGAACTACTGTGTTTGCTGAGTACGTTGGCGTCTTTAGTTAATAACACAGGATTAAATTATGGATCATCCGTTAGGCGAAGATACTGCTAATCTCTCAGATGAACAACTAGACGAAAAGATTGTTCTACTTACAAAGAAATTTTTTCAAACAAGAAACCCAAGTGCCAAAGGCCAAATAAACATATTACTCGATATGTATAAGTTGGAGCGTCATACCCGTATAGAGAAAAAACGGTTAAACGGATCCAATTCAGATCTTGACAAATTAATCAACATCGAGTAAAATATAATAATGCTGATGAAAACTGACGAACTAGGTATACCACGATTCTCTAATAAGGACTTACTCGATATGATCTATACAGGACATATTGATAAATGTCATGTGGTATTATGTGATCCAAATGATGACATAGAAAAGTTTAATCAACACGCCAAAGAAAATGGTATAGAAACATTAAAGAAATACGTTCCATTAGATGTTGATAAAAATACATTTGATGGTGTATGTCAAAGTGAATGGTTTATGCCTGAGAAATATAAGACACTAGATATTGAAAACTACGTTATTGGTAAATGTAGAAATCCAGAAGAAATTCAGAGAGTAGAAGAAGAATTTAGAGCATTTGAAAAAAGAGATATGCTCAATTTATTACGTTATATGGTATATTTGGTAGACCATATGCGTGAGAACAATATTGTATGGGGAGTAGGACGTGGCAGTAGTACGGCTAGTTATGTGCTATTCTTAATTGGAATACATAAGATCAACTCAATCCAGTTTGGACTAGACTGGCGTGAGTTCCTTAGATAAATACGTATATAATAGGAGAAACGTTATGGCAGTAAAACAAAGCGGTCGAAAGCAATATAAAACCATGCAGGGAAAAGCTGTAGATATGGATTTGCTTAGACAAAGAAATGAACTTACTCCGGCTGTAGGAAATGCTCGTGTAAATGCACGTGGTGATGAATTAGGCCCAGGTGGTAAGATTGTTAAGAAACGCGAAGATGTTTTAGCAGAGTACTATAGAGATCATCCTCAGGCTGTTCCGGATGAAGTTCCAGGACAAGGCGTTGCAGAAGCAGATGCAGAAACTACAATAGCACAAACTAAAGTTGCTGAAGAAAAAGTTGCACCTGCAAAAAAGGCTTCACCAAAGAAGTCAGCAATAGAAGATGAGATGGCAGAGATCGATCAAGAAGCTCAAGAGACAGGAACTGAGTGGGTTGAAGATGCCGATGGTAATTTTGTAAAAAAAGGAAAATAAGGTATGGATACTTCATCATTAGGTGCTGGGCCAAAGCTCAAACCTACTATGAAGGGCAAGTTACGTCCTATCAAAGATCGTGTACTAGCTTATGGCATGAACTTTGGTGAAAGAACTACAAAAGGTGGAATTATTATTACATCTGATGACGGACTAGAAAGAGGCATTCGCTCACGTTGGTGTAAAGTGTATGCAAAAGGTCCTAACAACAAAGACGATTACGAAGTAGGCGATTGGATCTACGTAGAACATGGTCGTTGGAGTAGAGGCGTAAAACTTGATGAGCCAGACTTAGGCGACATCGAAGTTAGACTTATTGACACCAAAGACATTTTACTTTACAGTAAAGAGATGCCAGAAGATGATGGCATCGGACATACCACAGACTTATCACAACCATCAATTGATCCTAGCAGTTTTGTTAGCGAAGAATAGAAAGGACACTATTTTGCCTAAAGTAGATCTTAACAAGTACAAAGAATTTGTACGAGAAGTTACAAGTAAAGAAAGTAACCAGTTGTCAGAAATGTTTTATGCTACTAAAGAGCTTGAAACAAAAAACCCAAACGTTAATATGTCCTTATTACTAACTGGTGGCATTGGGTTATCATCAGAAACAGGAGAATTTAATGAAATTATTAAAAAATGTATCTTCCAAGGCAAACCTCTTAATGATGAAACTGTATTTCATTGTAAACGAGAACTTGGTGATATTATGTGGTATTGGGTTAGCTCTTGCCGTGCTCTTGGTTTGGACCCTAACGAAGTAATAGAAGAAAACGTCAATAAACTAAAAGCTAGATATCCAGGTGGAGAATTTGATGTGCATTACAGTGAAAACCGCCAAGAAGGTGACCTATAAAAGATTGGCAGATTAAATACTGTCATGGATCTGGAACTAGATAAAATCAAAGTATTAGATAACGTTGTACCAAAATGGTTACATCGTAAAGCAGTAGAAACTGTACCCTTCCTCCCACTCAAATGGGGACACAGAGGACTAGGACCTTCACAAGGTTATCAGTTCTTTAGCGATCAATGGAAACATGAAGAAATAGAAAAAGCACCTTGGGTGCTACAAGCCATTTGGATGGCGTTTGAAGAAAAGAAACATCTAATCGGTGATGACGTTGGCGACATACAACTTAATCAAATTCAAATAAACTTAACTACAAAAGATCATATAGGTGGTCTTCATGTAGATGTACACGATGGTACAGAAGCATATACTATGGTTTACTCTGTTACAGGAGATAGTGGTATGGACTTCTGGAGCAATAATCCAGAACATATAAATCCACGCATAGCAGAACTATCTGACATGGCTACCAAAGGAGAAGCTACGCAAGAACAAGTTGAAGAAGAATTGCACAAGACTAAAGAACGTGCAAAAGCTAATCAAGGGTTACGCACAAAAGATGAAACTTGGTATGAAGATGACTTTAGTAATCACCAAGGAGAGATGGATAGTTATAAATGGCATAGTGTTGGATATGGTGAAGGAAGATGTATTGTATTTCCTAGCAAATTTATACACCAAGGATTACCGCCAAAGGAAGTAAGTCCAAGAGTAACAATAGGATATATTTTTAGTGGTAAATCTAGTAAGTTCGCTAGAGACAGAGGAGTAATTATGCCTATATTTAAAAAGGAGCAAGAGAACATTGTCAAATAATATTATAGTAATGGACGATATAGTTCCTGATTGGCTACGTGAACAATGTGAAGCAACACTTCCACATCAACCAATAAGTTTCGGTCAAAAAGGATTTGCAAAAACTTGGCACGATCTAAATGACTTACCTTGGGAACTAAAAGCCCTTTGGTGTGCATTTAATTATAGACGTGACGAAATAAAAGCAAAGATTCCTTTGTTTGGCAAAGCAGGATTTTTAAATTTATTAAACGTACAAACTAATATGGCAACTGAAGGACATTATCCTGATATGGTTGCAATGGACGAACCATATGATGTTGATGGTTCAGGTAAAATGGTTTACTCCGCAAAGTCAAATTGGGTATTTTATTATATGCTACAAGGTGACAGTGGAATGGAATTTTATCATAGAGATGGAAAAACTGTTTTTGAAACGGTTGAATTTAAACCGGGTAGAGTAGTAACCTTTCCAGCTCGAACTGTACATAAAGAATTAAAGCCAAATAAGATTACTCCAAGATTTTCCGTTTCTTTTATTTTTACCGGATTATATGCTTGACTTTTATTAATCTTTATTGTATAATAATACACAATTAGGAGATTATATGAAACTTCCAACAACAGAACTACAAGGTATTGGAACAACTGGTGCGACAGGTATAGCACTAATGATCCTACACGTACTTGGTTACTTGCACGGATGGGCTTGGCCAATTTTATATGTCATTTTAATTTTAATGGGCATTGGACAAGAACGTGGTGCTAAGAAATGATATTAGATTTATTTTTATTAATAACATTAATAATTGTATTAGGTATTGGATTCAATATAGCACATACAAAATACAAAGATAGAGAGTGGAAAAGAAATAATCCAGACGAATTTAAATGGCCTAGGGAGTAGAGATGACTGTAGGGATAACCTTTAGCACATTTGACTTATTTCATACAGGACACGTTGCCATGCTTAAAGAAGCTAGTGGTAATTGTAATCACATGATAGTAGGATTGCAATCAGATCCTTCAATTGATAGACCCGAAAAAAATAAACCAATCCAAAGTGTATTCGAACGTTATGTTCAACTAGCAGGTTGCAAGTATGTTGACGAGATCATTCCATACGAAACGGAAAAAGATCTTGAGGATATACTTTTAACTTACAATATTGATAAAAGATTTATTGGTGAAGAATATAAAACCAAAGACTTCACTGGAAAGCAGATTTGTGTTGACAAAGGTATAGAAATATACTATAATAAAAGACAGCATTCATTTAGTAGTAGTAATTTGAGACAAAGGATAATTGATGGACGCAAGTGATGTATTGGTTCTTGAGCAGATCAAGAAATTGAATAAAAAAATTGATAAACTTCAGGATAGCATTGACCAGCTTGATGCTAAACTAACTAAACATATAGGCTTTATTGATAAGACATATGAAGGACTACGTAATCCAATTGATGCGGCAAGGAGGTTTTTAGGCAAATGAAAGAATTATGGGTAGAAAAGTATCGTCCTAAGACTGTTGATGGTTACGTATTTAGAGATGAACATCAAAAGGCGCAGGTCAAACAGTGGATTAAAGAACAAACTATTCCACACTTATTATTTTCCGGTAATGCAGGTATTGGTAAGACTACACTTGCAAAGTTACTATTCAACGAATTAGAAATTAATGATTTAGATGTATTAGAGATTAACGCATCTCGTACAAACTCTGTTGATGATGTTAGAGATAAGATTGTTAACTTTGTACAGATGATTCCATTTGGAGCATTTAAAGTTGTATTACTTGATGAAGCTGATTACTTGTCCCCTAATGCTCAGGCGGCGTTACGTGGCGTTATGGAAGAATATCACACCACTTCAAGGTTTATTCTTACTTGCAATTACCCCAACCGTATTATCCCTGCTTTGCACAGTCGTTGTCAAGGTTTTCATATTGCTAAAGTAGACATGAATGAATTTACTGCAAGGGTGGCAGAGATACTTATTGCAGAAGGTGTTACTCCGGACTTGGATACACTAGACACATACGTAAAAGCAAGTTATCCTGATTTACGTAAGTGTATTAATACAGTACAAATGAATTCGCAAGATGGTAAACTACTTGCACCCAATGAAAGCGATAAGAATGAAGCTGACTGGAAACTTGAAATGGTCGAACTGTTTAAGGCAGGTAAGATCAGTGAAGCTCGTAAACTTGTTTGTGCAAGTGCAAGAGCAGAAGAGATGGAAGAAGTTTACAGATGGCTGTATGATAATATAGAATTGTTCGGCACTGAAGAACAACAAGACAAAGCAGTTATCATAATCAAACAAGGACTAGTAGATCACACACTAGTCGTAGATCCTGAAATAAATTTAGCGGCGACATTAATTAAACTAGCAAGGTTATAAATGGATAGCAAGTTCGACGGGTTTGTAGGCATTTTTGATAATGTTCTTCCTGAAAATTATAGTACAGATATTATAAAATATTTTGAAGACCTAGATAAAACAGGCTTTATACAATCTACTAAAGACTTTGTTCCAGGCCATGAACGAGATATGGACGAAGTACAGTTGATTGAACCGCATATAATACATCAAGTTCGTGGAGTATTTTTACAAGAGTTTTACAGAGTACTATGGGAAACTATTTGGCCTATATATACAAATAAATTTAGTATATTAAAAAATACACGTATGAGTGCTGACGGACTAAAAATGAAACGCATTAAACCAGGCGGTGGATTTCATGATTGGCATTACGAAACTGGTGGTACTAACAACGACAGACGAGTTGTAGCACAAATGTATTTAAATGACATTGACGAAGCAGGTGAAACAGAATTCTTATATCAAAATAAAAGATTTGCACCAAAGAAAAATAGATTACTATTATGGCCAGCTGATTGGTCTCATACACACAGAGGTAATCCGCCAATTGGAAATACAAACAAATATATCTTAACCACATGGATACAGGAGGCACACACTGAAGATTAGATACTATCATAAGATTGATGGTTGGAGATGGTTAGGCTTCGTACTAGCAATGGTAGGTGCCTTTATCTTAAGCGGTGGTGATCCTAGTGTACAATGGGTAGGTTGGTTAATTGCAACCTTTTCATGTTCAATTTGGATATATATGGGTATAAAAGACAAAGACCTTCCTCGTGCATTAATGGAGTTGTTTTATTTGTTACTAGCTTTGAGGGGTATATATAATTGGATAGTATAAATGACTTACCTAGTAAATGATAATTGCGTAAACTGTAAGCATATGACCTGCGTAGAAGTATGTCCTGTGGATTGCTTTTATGAAGGTAAAAATATGCTTGTTATTAATCCAGATGAATGTATTGACTGCGGAGTTTGTGTTCCTGAATGTCCTGTAGATGCTATCATAGGCGAAGATCAAGATGATGGTACTTGGATGGAATGGAATAGTAAATATAGCTATAAGTGGCCTAACATTACAGAAGCAAGGCCAGAAGATGTGTTGGCAGATAAGATTCCAGTAGTAGATGTTACTATGTCGGAAGAGCCAGGTAAAGGAGATTAATTATGAAAATGAGAGCTTCACATATACTTTTTTCTTATGCCGGTGCGACAAACAGTACGCATAGCAGAGGTATTGCCTTTGCAATGAACGATGCAAATCGTGTACAAAAAGATATTCAAGAAGGCAAGTATTCTTTTGAAATCGCCGCAAGAGAAAATAGTGCTTGTCCAAGCGGTAAAAGATCAGGTGGTGATCTAGGTTGGTTTGAACCTGAAGAGATGGTTGTAGAATTTTCCACTGCTTGTCAAAGTATTCCTAAAGGCGAAATGGGACCACACCCTATAGTATCACCGTTCGGTGTACATATCATTTATAGAACAGGATAATAAAATGAAAGTAAAGCTAATCTCGTATAGTAAGGCAAGTGAATTTGAAACTTATGAAGACGGAGGATTACTAAACTTACAAGATTTAATTGCCTTTTGTGCCAGAGTAAGTAATCCATCTAATCAAATGAATAAGGAAACTAGCGAAAAACTAATCAAGTATTTGATTAAACACAAACACTGGTCACCATTAGAAATGGTTAGTGCTTGTTTAGAAATAGAAACTACAAGAGATATTGCACATCAGATTGTTAGACATAGAAGTTTTAGTTTCCAAGAGTTTAGTCAACGTTATGCAAATCCGCAGGACATGGAAGAAGCATTTACATATAGAGAACCTAGACTGCAAGATACAAAAAATAGGCAAAACTCAATTGAAGTTTATGATCAACAATTAGAAATGGATTGGGGTCATATGCAAAAAGAAGTAATCAAAATGTCCAAAGAAGCATATGATTGGGCAATTAGCAAAGGTATTGCCAAGGAACAAGCCAGAGTCGTACTACCTGAAGGCTTGACTAAGACTAAATTATATATGAATGGTACCTTAAGAAGTTGGGTACACTATATTGAGCTACGTGGTGCAAATGGTACACAAAAAGAACACATGGAAATTGCTCATGAATGTGCCAAAGTAATTGCAAAAATATTTCCACTAATGAAGGAACTTGATGTTTAACAAAAAAGATAAAGCAGTTGTAAATTTTGAAACAGAAAATTGGGCAGTAAGAAAGTATGCTCCAATAAAACCTGCTTCAGAATATATGCCAGGTCCCTGGAAACAAATGCCTACTTTTACTGATAAACAAAAGCATAAAATAGACAGCGATCAAACTGTAAAGGCTTGTCCAGGTATAGGCGACTATATGAAAACAGGCTTTATTATTCCTGCTTGGTGCGATATGGAAATTATTCCAAGTGAAGATGGACAGATGGTTGAAACTAGATATTCAGATCCTGAATATAATAGTGCATTTCATCCAGCAGATCAAGTACACAATGAAGTAAGTTCTGTGATGCAAAAGTTTGGTGTTAAATCAGCAGTAAAATTAGACTGTCCTTGGAAGATATGGCAACCTAAGGACTGGAGTTTATTGTACTTGCCTATGTTTTTCTTTGAAGGTAGAAACTACGAAGCTATACCAGGTGTAATTGATCATGACTTAGGTGCTTTGATTAGTCCTATTAACATCATGTTACTTGAAAAGAAAGTTACAAGAATTAAATTAGGTGAACCACTAGTACAAGTGATACCTATTAAACGTGAAAAAGTAACTGCACGTACAAGTGCGTTAAGCAAAACTGCCGTTGATAGGCATAATGCTATAATTCAAACTAACAAGATTACATTCAACGGATGGTCTAAATGGCAACACGCCAAGAAAACCTATGTTGTTGATTCACACGACACAGATCTTCCTGGCGACGAAGCCTAGTCTCCGTAAATATCTAATACTTCACTAACTGCTTTGTGTCTTTCAATGTCACTATGTTGAAATCTTACAATATCAATACATGAAGTTTCTCTATATCCCTCTAGTTTTTTTACAAATTCTAAAAGACCGTTGTCAGATGCTCTATCTGCCTGATGCAGATCTCCGGTAACTACCATATATGATTTCTCACCTATTCTAGTTAACAGCATTTTCATTTGACTTGGAGTAGCATTTTGCATTTCATCTGCTACAATGAATGCTTTCTTAAATGTTCTTCCTCGCATATATGACAATGGAGCAATCTCTACTATGCCTTCTTGAATCATACCTTCTACTTCTCTTGGTGAGTAGTATTCTTTGAATACATCAAAGATAGGTCTTGTCCAAGGAGCCATTTTATCTTCCATGGTTCCTGGTAAAAACCCAAGGTCTTCATCAACAGACACAGCTGGTCTAGTAATGACAATTTTATCAACCAATCCGTCCTTAAAATTCTTAATAGCCACCTGCACCGCTAATAGCGTCTTGCCGGTTCCCGCTGGACCAATGCCAAAGACTATGTCTTTTCTCGGGTCTAACAGTTTTAGCATATATGTTTCTTGATTTTTATTTCTGGGTAGTATGTGTACTTGTTTTGATTGATGTGTGTTGAAGTTAATAATATTCGAACGTTGCTGTTCGTAACGCCTTTTGGCACGTTTTGCACCCATTAAGTATCTCCTTTATGAGTTAATCTACTATAAAGGCACCTTAAAGTTGCAAGAACACAACTTTTCAGTGCGTCTATAATAATACTTATCAGGTCACGGAGCAGACATAACTGCTCACTTATGTTTGTAAACCGGATAAATAAGTGTATAAGGTATAGGTGAAAACAGATGCATGATGTAATGGACATAGTTAAAAACGTAGAAGGTATATATGAAAGCGATACCGCTTTTAGTATACTAAAAGACTTCGAACGTGTTTTAGATGAATTAGATCTATATGTATATGAGAACTGGGAAGATGGCGAATTAGTGTCAGGCCCTAATATAGAGCGTCATTGGGTATCATGCGAATTTATGTGGCCTAAAGATAAGATGCCAGATCCAATGGGTGGCAAAAGACTACTAGATTACGATTGTAAAGTAGCATATAAAAAGACTTCAGTAATTAAACCACGTAAGATACGTAAGCCAGACGATATTAGACCAGGATCTAAAAAAGGTAAGCTAGACAGACATCCTGTTTGGACAGTTGAAATCACAATGCCTAAGGATTTAATACTTAATATATACAGTGGTTACAAAGAACAAACAGATTTTGTAAAAGAACCAGCAGTAGCATCAACACAACCAGCAGTAGATGATGTTCCACAAGATGCAGAAGTAAGTGCAGAAGGCGGAGCAGTATAATGGGATTACAAACAGGTGATCTTAAAGAATTAATTTACGATGTATTTGAAGTTGACTCATTTAAATCAAAAATGGGTGACGATAAAAACATAGTTGTAATGAGCTTTTCAGCTAGAACAAAAGAATCAGCAAACGACTTAATGAACTTTATAGAAAAGGGATATCCTTTTGTATTAGATGCTGATGTTACATCAGGTGAACAACCAGACGGAACATACAAAGTATTTGTTGAGATGGAAAGATGTAAAGAATGTCCAGATCAAATAGTTGAAATAGTTGATGGTGTACAAAAACTATCTGACTTAGATAAAATGCGTTTTAGATATTACAAGAGTTTTAAAAGCAACGAAGTAAGTGTTGAATCAGTTACAAACACAGTACCATTAGACAATGATGCTTATGATATCAAAGTTAATGAAAACAATATGGAAAATTACAAGAACTTTTTCAACAAAAGCTACTTGGACAGTATTGAAATGTTGCAGGACAGCATTACATTTAAGAAAAAATTCAGCGGTGACTTAAAATTAGATGTTGTAGATTTTGGTAAAACAGAAGATATAAACAAGTCCGTTACTGAATCCTACGATGTCAATTCTTGGGCGGAAACAATTTACCTTACTAAATACTTAGGCGACTATGATATTGAAAAGTATGGAGATAAGATACTTATTTCCAATAATGGATACACAGCCGTAACTAAAAGGAATTAAAATGCAATCAAATTACGATAAATGCTTGGAGACTATTCTGCACCACGAAGGTGGATATGTTAATCACCCAAAAGATCCAGGCGGGGAAACAAACCTAGG